CACCAGCGGCCTTAAACCACTCTCCGTCTATGTCAATGAAGTCATCAGTATTTATGTTCAATACCAACTCCCGACGAAATGTTCTCAAGTGTGTTGCTCTCCAACGATCTTTACGGAATGCATTATTGTTTACAATATCATCATGATAACGATCGTGACCCCAAACAGCAGTTCCAGAACTTGTCTTATACATCGAACCATATGACATCCACACATCTTCAGTGTAGTACCTATCAAGTGTTCCTAGAACATTGTCGTGAGGTAACCAGTCATCAAAGTCCAGAGTTACGATGATAGATCCTTCTCTGGCCATTTCAGATCCCTCGTATACATTTTGTGTTTGATACTTTCTAGTTTCGTTACGAACCACTTTCAGGTTTTCATATTTGTCTTGCTGCTCAAGAAGATATTCGTGAGTTCCATCATCAGTCTGTGCATCGATTGCAATAACATCAAAGTTATCGTGCTTCTGTAGCAAGGCAGATTTTAGGGATTCTTCAATCCACGAACGGGAGTTGTGTCCCATCATCAAAATAGTGTAGTGATTCATAGTAACTCCAACAGTTCTTTTATTGCCATGCTGTATACGCTATAGGGGCGGATAGAGTGACAATCAATATACTCCCCCGATTGTACCATACTTTTGTCGTATGTCCAGTTAGTTCTATCAATTCTTTTATTTAACGCCATCATAGGCACTGGTTGACAAACGCCTCCTCCGTTATCACGAAACTCACAGATCTTTCGGGAAGAATGAACTTCATCAATATTCCACTTTGACAGTGGTGCTTCATCAGGCCAATCGTTAGGTCGGTGTTCGAAGTTCTCGTCAACAGAATCAGAAACCTTACGACAGTAATCGGGAAACGAGTTCTCAATCTCTAGAACATCTGCAAACACTTTACCCTTTGCCATATTGTAACAGATGGGGAAGTAGTCGGCGTTGCTGTTTAAATTTGTCCAAACACACTGCGAATATTCTACGATGGCGGCCTGCCAATACTTCTTCGACATGGGGAACATATCAATGTCACTTGTTATCCATGTTGTATTTGGTTCTTTATGTGTGTACCACATTCGAGAGAGTTGTGCCTGAGTATGAATAGGAACTGTTTCGTCTACGGGCATGGAATGAACCTGTCCATGTTCGGCGGACGGTTCTTTCTCCCCGACATGAACAAGGACAGGTTCGATTCCCATTTTCTCTTTCCACACCCACGACACCAACGGCCAGAAGTCTAGGTAGTATGGGTTATCGTCACACGACATGATCACTTTTGGCATAGTGCTTCCTCCAACACTTCTAGATCATGCTTCCAGTTGCCTCCCGGTTTGTCATTCTCGTCGAAACATTGTCCAACGAAATCAACACCGTCACTGGGTCGTTCTGTGATAGGGAAGTCTGTGTCTGTAAAGAACGGATCGTGTACCATGCAGTTCTTCAGAGATAGAGGATGCACATGCTTCCAAAGGAACCACTGATCCTGACTCTTCTCATCTGTTGCATTGAACTCTTCCATCATTCGAATGATGTTTGGAACTGCTCCGCCGCGGCAACCCCACATACCACCGAGCATCGGAACGCCGTGGTATGGGTGATCTCGCATGATATGAAACTGTTCACCGGAGTCAACCCACTCGTTGATGGCGGCAACTTCTCTCTCACAGAACCGACAGTCAGTATCACGCGAAATCATATGTGTGATACTGGTGTCTTCTGCCGGTTCGAATCGCCAGAACATACCCAGAGATCCGGGTTCTTCTGTTCTCATTTCAGTTTGTACGTTGGGAAATAACTCAAGACTTCGAACGATGGCAGAGTCTACAGTATCGGCAATATAGAACCTACATGTCCATTCGGGTAGCATCTCCATCGCCTGTTTTGCATTTTTAATCGCGCCAATCGTGTATACTGGATTGTCGCCCCATAATGAATAAGTAATCAATTTCACGTTACGATAGACTCCGTTTCCTCTGAGGACCACTGATATACATGAAGGAAGTCATCTAGAGCAACGCTCTCTTCCACCTTCGGGTACAATCGAGACAACCAATCAATGTCTTCACAGGACTGACCAGTCTGTGGATGATATACACTCCTGAATGGTTCTGATTGTGCAAGTGTTCTCTTCCACACACAGAAATGATAAGGAGGTCGTAGTGTATCTTTGAATCCCTGTGAATAACCATCAGCAACAGGCACAACTGGTTCGTGTGGATTGCCCATTTTCAAGAACACCCTAGCATGAACACCGTTGAGGTAGCAGTCTTGATTGAATGAAATGACATCAGCGTTGGGATTTTTCTCTATAGTTTCCGTCAACCGTTCGATGTAATTGTCTGCTACATCATCGTCGTCATCCAACCATGCGATGTGAGTTCCTCTTGCCATCCGGAGAAGTTCATTCCTCTTCTCCCAGATGTGCAGGGACTTATTATCGATAACACAAATGACCTCTACATCTTCTCGATCACCAATCTGACCGAGGAGTTTGTCTTGGAGGACTCTGTACTTGTCAAGTCTCGACGGGATCGAGAGCATCAGTATACTAAATTTTATATCTTCTTTGTTCTTAGGCATGATTAAGTCTCTTCGCTACTTCCTGAACATCAAACTGAAGTTCACTTTTTCTTTTGTTGAAAACGCCGCCGTCCTTCTCGTACATCTCAGGACTTTCTTGCATCGTGTGTAGTTCGTCGGATTCTTCATGACCACCGGGAACCCACTCATGTTTGATGATACACGTTTCACACACGGCGAATCGACCAAGCATCATACAGAGTTCTGTCATCTCAGTGTCACAATAAATGCTGGTGTAGTCTGGATGATACCAATGTCCAATTGCATCGTATAGTTTCTTTCCCATGACAGGCAGTGTGCAAAGAGCATCATTCCGAAGTCCGTCATTGAACTTCACTGCACCATCAAATTCAGGGAAGGTTCCCTCGAACACCTGAGCAATGATATCATCATATTCTTTCAGTTGAGGGATCATATCATCCGATGCCAAAAGTCCCACATCGAAAGTTTCGCCTTCCATGTTTGCATTACATGCTTCAATTTTGGTTTTAGAGTGACCATAGTATGCAGTTAAGTTTACGCCACTTTCCTGTAGGGACGCAAACCAGTTTCGGACTTCGGGGTTGTTCATTGTCTCGTCATCTTCGTCGCATGTAATAACAAAACGTACATCGTGCTTACCAGATAGGTAATCGATGTACATTTCTAAAACTTGTTTGAATTTGTCAGGACGGGAACGGGTGGGAAACTTAATCAGTAGTCGCATAATATAAATCCTTTTATTCTATTTAGTCCGACCTATATGGTACTTGGGACAAAGTTCCCAATCACCTTTTTCTTTGTAAGGAAGAATCTTTATCTGGCTGATTGGAACTGCTGGTTCCTCTGCTTTGGCAGGTAAGACTATCTCTAATAGTTCCCATTCTTCCAGCAATTTAGCAATCGTATTTCTTCTTCCGATATCGTTTTCTGCTATGTCAGTTGGCAGGCCGTCCAGTGCAAAGAGTTCTTTGAAGTGGACGATGTAATACTTACCTCGTTTATGTAAGATATGGCATGACTGATATAACTTCTTTTCTTTTCTGGACGATACACCAATTCGCGTGAGCGTCTCTTTAATCTTCAAAAAATCATCTGGTTCATATAAGGTGATTTCGAGTAAATCACTTACTTCAATATTCGATTGTCCCATTTGTATAAACTCCATAAAAAGGCACTCTATCCTTCTTATGTATGTTTTATGGGATCTAACCCTCTCTTTTGGACATCATGTCCACAATTTCAGACACAGTTTCCTTTGGTAACACGTTCAGTGCTTCTCGGGCCTTCGCTTCAGAATACTCAAAGTAATCCATGACTGCTTGTAGATCATCCGGATTCTCTCTCTTCAACCACTTACTGAACCGCTTTCTCTTCCTCAACGAATGTAGATAGAAATCAAACTGCATCTTCTTTGATGTATCTGGTCTGATATTCATCTCATTCACATAAAAGATTGTGTCTGGGAAGTACGATAGACATCGATTCATAACGAAAGGGACGTACCCCTTCTCGATGGATTCATCATCCGTGTCGAGAAGAGGCACCTTGGTGTGGTTTACTGCATTTAGATAGTCACCCAACTTCGTCATGAAATCTCCGTGTCCTTATCAACAACAGCGATAACTCGATCATGAAGGACTATATCAAATCCACCGAAACCTTCCATACCCTGCGAGTAATCATACATCACATAATCACCCACCTTGTATCCGAGTTTCATTTCTTTTCCATTAGACAAAACAGTCGGATTGCCAATAGAAGAAACTATACCAATCAGATACTTGGGATGTTCCCTTGGAGTGTAAACAACTCCAGCATCCGTGGTTCCCTTTTTTACATTCCTCTTGATCACAACTTTCCCTCTGACGGGATAAAACTTTTCACTCATTTGAATTCACACTCCAACATCAGTTCTGTTAGGCAAGCAGTCAGGTTGATCTCCTGATCCGCGACAAAGGCAGACTTGTACTGGTAGTCTGCGAGTACCATGACTGCTTGAGGAATACTTTGCGGGGCGAAATGCTCGTACAGTCCATCATAGATTTTCCTGAAGATCACGGCAGGATCATTGTCGATACTGTCGATCACCCACTTACGGACATTGGTGAACTCCTTCTTCTTCATGAAGGAGATCAGATCCTTGATCTGCACATCACCAATGTTCGCAAGAATACCGACATCAATTGTACCAGAAACCGAGTAGCGTTGCAACTCATTAATGATACGCCGGAAGTCAGGGAAATACTTGGAGATCAGTTCAGCAAGAACCTTCTCGTCGTATGTTACATCTTCTGCATCAAGAATTTTCTTGATGTTGCCCATCAACTGCATTGCCAAATGAGGACGATCTGCCTTGGCAATCTTGAAGTCCACGTTTGTGCATCTGGAGTGTAGCGGTTGGATGATTCGATTCTTGAAGTTACAAGTCAGAATGAACCGACAGTTCTTCGAGAACTCTTCAATAAAACCGCGTAGCGCCGGTTGTGTAGACTGTGCATTAGAATAGTCGAATTCGTCTAGAATAACAACCTTCTTCGCATCACTCAACGAGATCGTACTTGCAAAGTTTCGAATCTTGGTACGAAGAGTATCGATGTTTCCATCTTCTGAACAGTTGATCAGAATATACTCAGCACCAAGTTCATTACAAAGGGCCCTTGCAATACTAGTCTTTCCACAACCGGCGCCACCCGACAGCAACAGGTTCTGTGCTTCTCCTACACGAACCATGTCTTCGAATGTCTCCTTGACATTCTCTGGCAAAATGCAATCCTTGATTGTCTGGGGGCGATACTTTTCGACCCACAAGAAATCTTTATTGTCCATCAGTTACCCTTATAGGAAGAATCTGCTTCCAGTGCGATCCAATAACGAAGATCGTGTGTAGTAGAAACGAATTCACTCACACCACGATCAGTAATGTTTGCGGTGTACTCACCGGGGAGCATCTTGAGGTTCTCCATCTTGAAGAAGAAACAGAACTCTGCATCTGCTTCGAACGTACCTTCGACTTCAACACTGAAGTCATTAGTGGACTTGTCCTGCTTGTCAAGGACAGTGAGAAGAACTTCGCCGCCCGCACCCTTGATGGCAAGATCACTGACACCGAGAACAGAAGATGCTCGCTGAAGTTCGTTGAGAATATCAGTGGACATTGTGATAGACAGAACGCTGTCTGGCATATCAACCTTCTTGTTTACGGTAGAGAGCAACTTGGGTTCGCTGTAGTGGTACGTCACAGATGCACTCGAACTGTCGTCCGAGATCACCACGGAAGTATCACCGAAGTGAAACCGAGGACTCTTGAAAAGTGAGACAGTGCCAAGGAACTTGTTCAGATCCCAGATACCAATCTCTGTGTCGAACTCTTCTTCGATCGTACACTCAGACATAATGTTCTTGATCGGTGAAATGGTAGTGAGTACACTGCCAGGTTTGATCAGGATGTTTGAGTTGATGGTGGAAAAGTTTTTGAGGATAGTGAGTGTATCAGCACTTACTTTCATTCCCTCAGTTGCCGTGGTCATATCGTTCGTCTCCTTCAAAGTCATAGTCGTCATATTCTAAATCACCATGTTGTATGTTACGCATAAGATTCTTTACCTCATGCCGTTTTGCTTTTGCTTTCACAGTCTTGTGAAACTTCTTCTCTGCATTCTTCATCATGCGTTCGTCGTCACGATGGTTGTCCTTGTTTCCGCGTGGCATAGTTAGTTCCTCAGAAATCCTGAATGTTTTCCATCAGCATACGCAGTTTATTGCTGACAAAATAGTTAAATATATTGCTTCTTGCACCAATAGGAGATTCTTCGAACGCCTCAAGAATTTCCGTGACATATTTTTCCGGGATCCTGTCTAGATCTACGAGTTGGGAGTTTCTGTCCCAGTTCCTCTCAAATTCTACACCAAGATCTTCCTCTTGTCTATACAATTTTTCCAACTTCTTCTTGGAGATTGGACGTTGCCTGATGCTATCAACAAACACATTGTCGGCAGACAATACATTGGGGATTCCGTCTGAGGAATCTCCGTACATAATATGATCAAACAAGAACCTTTGCGGATCTTCCTCAACAAGAAACTGTTTCTTCCGTAGACAATATTGCTTGATGTTATCATATCGTTGCAATTGCTTGAAGTCCTTGTCCGAAGAGACGATCACTACCTTCTCTGTTGGACTGTACTTCTTGGCAAGGACGGCAATGATATCGTCTGCCTCACATCGTTGGATAGAGATGTTCTTGTATGGGAATGTCTCCCTAATCTCTCGTCGAATTTTTCCAAGGACATCAAAGATCTTGTTCCAATCTTCGGCATCCTTTTGTTGTGTCTTCTTTCTTCCTGCCTTATATTGTGGGAAGATGTCCTTCCTCCAGCAGTTGGAAGAATCCTGACAGATAATAAGTTCGCCGTACTCGGAATAAAACTTATTTCGAATACTACGGTAGATGTTTAAAGTAATGTGTCGTACTTGATCCTCGTCCAGATCCTTTTTGCCTCTTGTTTGAGCAAAGATACTCGACAGGATCACTTGGTTGTTGTCGATCAAAATCATTTTCTTTTTGCTGCTTTCTTCCGGCGACTAGATGTCTTCTTTGCGATATTCTTATCGAAGGCATCTTGAGTCGTGATACCGGTCTTCTTTGTTGTTTTCTTACGAGTCTTTTTCTTGGGCGTAGATGTCTCGTTCTTCTTGAACTTTGCCTTCGCTTTCTCAACCTGTTGATGGATATACTTCAGGTGGACATTTGCCGCCATTCGCATGAAGTTACGGTCTTCCTTGTTGCGGTTTGTCTGTACCCAGAAAGGAATCTCGATCAAGAATTCATATCCAAGATACTTCTTATCAAACCAAATCTGAACGCGGAGATCTTTGCCCCTAATGAACTGGGGGTAATCTTCTGCCGGTGCAAGTTTGTAGGTCCGAATCTGAAATCTCTTAGAGAAGGTCTCTAGTGCCGTTTTCATGTAAGATTCATATGACATAGGAGACACCAGATTCAATCCGATTGGATTATCACCGTTGTCCCATGTCTTCTTGGTTGCCTTTTTCACGATCTTCTTCTTGGTTTTCTTTTTTCGCTTTGACATGCTATTATTATAACCCATGATCGGTGTGTTGTCAAGTAGTTTATTCTGGTTTGTAAAAAACCATAATCGGTTCATACTTGAGGAACTTACCGTCTACCTTACAATAGTTCTTACACTTAGGCAATCCGTCCTCGCCTATCCGGTTCTGTCCCGGCATAGATTCCAATGCCATCTTCAACCTGTATTTATAGACCAAACCAAACGATTCTAGAATATCTTTTGAGTCTTGTTCGAGTGGTAGGTAATTGCCTTTGATCAACACATCGGCAATATTCCACAAGAGGTATCTGCCCGGTCGCAGGTATTCGGCACAAGTCTCAAGTGTCGGTGCAAGGAAACCATGCCTCCATGAGTCATACGAACTACCGTACTTTTTGTATGACTGGTTCTCATCCTCACTATATGCTTCACGATTAAAGTATGGCGGCGAAGTGAAGATCATATCCAACTTGCCTTTATACTTTCTAAAGTCGGGATGAATATGAACTACTTCAGATCCTTCCGAGAAGATCTCGTAAGTATTCGTCTGAGAAAAGAATGGATTACCTCGGTAAGTTTTGGCATTGTAAAAATCAGCAATATGTTGATACTTACTAAGACCACTATCGGAAAAAATGTTATCAGGGTTGGGGTCGGTTCCAACATAATGAATATTCCGATCATCACGCACGGACATAGCGCCAAGGATACGACCACCCCATCCAGAAGAAGGATCGTAAACATTGATCGTCTCTTGATCTTTGATGTGTTCGGTGTATCTTTCATACAAATACTTCGCTGTCATCGGCGGGAAGTTGACGGCAGGTTGGATGTACCCAATCCTGAAAGACTTCAGTCCTGCTGGGAAGACACGATTACCCTTCTTGTAAATACGAATTGCGTACAACTTATCGTCAGGAAGATTCTCGATATCAAACGTCGAGTGGTGACGATACGAAAGTTTGGGGATCCACTTCTCCAACTGCTCTTTTGTTAATTGGAGGATGTCTGTCTGTTGGATTTGAAAGTAACCACTGTTAAGTCCCTCACGGATCTTCACCTGCTCCAGAAGGAAGTCATATCCCTCGAACACTTCCGGACTAGTAAAGAACGCTTTCATCCAAGACATGGCATCAGGAACATCAACCACGGAATACTTCGTACTAAACTTGATAGCAGAGAGTGCATGATTGTAGAAAGAGTCACGGCGAAGGTGTCGCAACGCACCTTTGTAAATCCTCTCGAACTTTGTGTCGTCGGCAAACAGATCATAAATCGAGTACCCATTATCACTATCACTGTAGTTGATTCTGGTCTTCATCATATTAGAGAAGAACTGATCTACCTCGACACCCATGCGTGACTTGTTTACAATCACGTCGTCTTCAACATCAGACAGTTCATCTGTCTTTGTAAATGTGTGTACAGGATACTCAGCAAGTTTGTTCCAGTTGTCGATGATGACATCTTCGGTCTTACCCATACGAGGCGGACTGCCGGTTTCATCCCATGATTTGAGAATAGTTTTCCTCATCTCACCTACCCACACACGGAACTCGTCGGGTGTCATCGACAAAAGATCTTCAAACAGAACATTCATTTCTGATTCAACGACTGCTGTATTTTTTTCGTAAAAGGGTTTCATGCTCCAACATTCCAAAAAAGTGCGCCGGGACTAGCATGTTCTTTGATGAACTGCCATGCCTTAGCGTCATAGGTAATCGCTGATGGAAAAGGTGGTATCACCTTTGCGGGTTTATTAAAAGCAATCTCGCACTTGTACGTCTTTGCTCTTCCGTAATTTCCTTTGTGTCCAACGGTAACACAATGAAAGTCTGCATCTGGCCAAGCGAGTTGGAGTCCTCGCGTAAGGGTTCCTGATGAACCGACTGTCCATACTTCGTTTGGTCGAACATCGCACCGTAAAGCAACCCTAATGATGGAAGCGACAACAGTAGGATGGTCAAAACCAATAGGGAGTAATGCACGGCGGTTTCTATCTTCTGCAACATAATCTCTTGCTCTCTTTTCTGTGACACTCAACATCCCGTTGGGTATCCATTTCATTATAGCACCTTCATGTATTGCTTGCAACTGATAATCATGAAGTTTATCCCATGCCCTTTCGGCCATGAAAACTACTGCCTTTTTACCATATCTGCGGCATAAGGAAGCAAGAGAAATCTGTGCGTACCCAGTTGCCGGAGAACTCCCATATACCCATTCTTCGATCTCCTCGTTAGATTTAATTAAGTAATCGGCGAATCGCATCTTCGATCCACCACCAAGTAGGTCATCACGAACAACTTGTATACCTTCGTGTTCCTCAATCACGGGATCGGGCAACGTGTCTTGCCAATCACCAATCAGAGGAAGGTAGTCATCAATTGTTTCTTGGAATAACATATCACACCATCTTACTAAAGTTGTTCTTCTTTACAAAGGTCATGGCATCCGGGAACTTGTCCACCAACTGATCAGACTTGTGACTGATCACAAAGATGTTGCAGTTCTTGCCTAGTTCATGCAGTAACTTAATGAACTCTTCGGTTCCGCCGGCGTCCAGAGATGAATCAAACACTTCGTCTAGAATTAGAAGGTTTGTGTTTGCACTGTTCTTCATTCTGGCAACTTCTCTCCACGCCAGAAGAAGTGCAAGATCAATCCGCATCTTTTCGCCCTCACTGAAACTCATGTAACTGAACTCATCTCTGTGCCGACTCTTGATTGTCTCATTGAAGTTTTCATCTAATGTAAACTTAACAAAGAAGTCCATGGCAGTAAGATACTTGTTGATCAGTTTGTTCATGATCGGAAGGTAATACTTAATGATCTTTGCTTTGATTCCCTTGTCCTTCAGGAGATCAAGAACAACAGATAAATTATACAACTCTTTAGTTGCCTCATCAATTTGTGTTTTGAAATCTGAAGTCTTTTGTCGCAGTTCTTCTAGACGTTCCCTTTCTTCTACAAGATTACCACGCTCCGTCATGATCTCGGTAATGTCTTTCTGTAGTTTGCTGGCATACTTCATCAGAGAGTTTTGTGAATGGGTTTCCTGTGACACATCATTCTGTAGTTTACCCACTGTCTTCATGATCTGTTGTGTTTCTGAAAGAACTGACTCTTTAGTTTTCAATTGATCAGCAAGTGTAACGATACCCTCAGCAATCTCATCGATCTTTTCTTTCTTACCAGAGACACATGTTGTCTTGTGTTCTTCGTTTATCTCTTGACCACACGTTGGACAGTTATCGTTATCTGTATAGAAGGTGATTTCCTTTTCAAGTCTCTTAATATTCTTTTCCATCTGACTAGAAAGATTATCTAGTTTTCGGATTTCTCCTGTCAACGTATCACTGGAATCACAATTCTCTAGGAGTTCATCTACAGTATCCTGAATACCTTTGACTGCCTCTTGTGACAGTGCTATCTGTGACTGAGTTTCTTTCAGTTCATCTTCGCACTTTTTGATAGATGAGTCTGATTTATCCTCGATTGTTTGAATGAACTTTTCTTGTTGAGATATACGATCGGATGTCAAAGTCATTTGATATTTAAGATCTTTTGTCTCGTCTTTATTTGTGGAGATCTTACCCTTGATCAATGTATTCATTATGGAGAAAATATTAATGTCAAGGATATCCTCAATCACATCACGACGATCGGCCGCAGACAACTGCATAAAGGGAATGAAAGATGAAGAACCAAGAATCACAACCTGAGTAAATGACTTGTAGTTCATTTTCAAGATCTGTTCTTCAAGCATTCGTTGGTAGTCCTTTGCTTTTGAGTCTTGATCAAGTAGTTTACCGTCGTGATATATTTCGAATAACTTCGGAGCAATACCGCGACACACTTTATACTCAGACTTACCAATTGTAAATTGAACCTCGACGTAACAATCCTTCTGGTTAATACTATTGACTAACTGAGGAAGGTTGATCTTTCGAAAAGGTTTTCCAAACAATGCAAAGGTAATAGAATCAAGCAACGCGAACGATTTACCGTTTCCGTTGTTGCCTGAAACTAATGTAGTTTTCTTATTTTTTAAATCGATGGTGGTAAGATAGTTACCAAACGATCCAAAGTTTTTGAACCGAACATAATCAAATAAAATCATTCCTGATCAACTCTCCGTGGTATCTGGTTGATTCTTTTCTATTGCAGCGAGACGCTCTCGCTCTAGTCTGGCCGCCTCACACGGCGCACACTTCTTCTCTGGTTCAGATCCATTTCGTGCAGGGGTTCCTTTTGATGCACGGTGTAATCTCTGTTTCATTAATTCTTCTCGTAGTTTCTTTTGTTCTGGTGTCAAAAGTTCCTCCGTTGCTGCTGCAAAATGTGCCTTGATGGTTTCGTTTTCTCCGGCCTGTTGCTTTGCTTTTGCCTCTTGCGAGACTTTCATTGCTTCTCGGAACCACTTATATGGAAACTTCTTGTTTAACCATGCCTGTCGTCCTTGGCAACCACATCCCGGTTTCTGCTTAACTAATCCAAAGGTAGTCACTTCAATTGCCTTTTTTACGGTATCACCCAAACCACGACTTCGCTTTTTTTTATTATCACTCATTGTGAAAGTGCCTCCATATACACTGAACGAATTAATTCTTTAATCTTACCTGTGTTGACATTTTCAAGTGTGTCAACTTCATTATATATAAGAGTTATTGTGTCTTTCGTCATGTCAACAACTTCTTCTTCTTCAATTTCTTCCCCATAGTCTTCGACTATGGTCAAGTTCTGTACTTGTGTATCATAGAACTTATCACACAGTTTGTCAAACGTATAAGGTTTAGTTTTATTGATAACAAAAATCTTGACATAGGTATTCTTGAAATCATTAAAGTCCATCTTGTTTATGATCTCGTCATAATCGGTCTTTGAATCATCATAGTACAAGAAGTGAAATAGTTTGTTTGGGTTCTCAACAAACTCAATTGCTCTTGTTTCTGTATCGAGAACATGAAACCCCTTCTTCTCTTTGAGATCCGAGAAGGTAATTTGATACTGTGTACCAAGGTAATGAACATTGTTCTGGCTGTGCTTTCCGTGGAAGTGACCAGAGAGAACCATCTCAAATCTTTTGAGTGGATCATCATCCATTCCCCCATCAAACTTTACACCACGCATCACTTCATAACCATTCAATTCAAAATGACCACCTACGATAGATGCCTTCGTATTCTTAAGAAACGACAACACATCTTCTCGATTCCTTTTGTTTATCCAAGGAACAAGGGCAATTAATGTGCCGTCGTAATCCACCTCAACAGGCGATTCGTGAAGGTGGAAATTGTCATACCTGTCACCAAACAATTCTTTCGGTGAATTTAGATCGTTCGTATTCTTAAAGTAAGTATCATGGTTGCCAATAATACAATTGACATTCAATCCATTCTCTCTCATAGGTTCCATGAAGTTTTTGCGAACCTGAGACAGCGTACTGAAGTTAACAAACTTGCGACGATCCATAAGATCACCCAAGTGAATTACCTCTGTAATATTGTGTTCTTTGCAATACGGAAAAAATATCTCGTCAAAGAACTTGTTTATGTACTCTGCGAAAGTAGTGGAGTCATTGCGAACTCCAAAGTGAGTATCATTAATCAACGCAATTTTCATTCAGACTTTTTCCTTTTAGTCTTCTTCTTTGGTTCGAACTTCACCAAATCATTTTCAGTGATATCAAAAATATCCGTATACTTCTTATCTTCATCGAAGTAATTATTCTTGAACCACTTCCTAAACTCGCCGAAGTCATCTGCCTCAATTGTTGCCTTATACTTGATATAATTCTGCTTCTTCTCTTTCTGAATTCTTCGGAGAAATGCAAAATAGATTATCTGAGTGAAGTATGAGAACGGGTTTGTTGACTTCTCTGGATCGAAGTTGCTTGCATACATTACACAGTTTTCGATGCCGTCACCAATCATATCATCCTTAAAAGGATAATTGATAAAGTTTGGTTTGTATGAAAGGTGTTCTGCGATCTTCAAAAAACACTCACCCACATAGTCGGGGATGACTGGTTTCGGTTCGCCAGCATCTTCTGCTGCCTTGATCTCTTCTTTCCATTCACACATCACACCGAAAAATTCTTTGTTGTCGATGTAATGGTTTGCTTT